GCACGAAACGTTCTGTTGAGGAGAAGTAGCTCTGCGCAAAGATCTAACAAACCGCGTAGGCTTGAATCAGCCTCGTCGGAATAGCGTGGGTGCGCTCTCCAGATACGACCAACGAAAGCGTTCTTTGGCAAAATAAGTTGACCAGCATTTTTTTGTCCAGTAAGTGTTGAAGCCTCACGACGAGGAATAATTGTGTATGCACCCTTTTGGTCAACCTGAACTTCATCAACTGAACGAATATCCCAAGTCTCTGGAAGTCCTTGTCCACGACGCTCTGGAATTTGAACTAGGTAGCATTCACCGGAAACTGCTAGGTTTAACGCTGCATCACGAAGAAGTCCAGCCTGTCCGCCGTATGCGGAGTCAAGACGAACAATCGCACGTTCTGCGGCAGAGGCAAGACGCTTATCTAATAGGTCGCTGTTGCGAACTGGAAATGGTGGCTCGGCAGGATTATCAATCACCGCGGCATATAGACGAATACGAGATATTACAGATCCAACAAGACTAAATGCGTATTTAATTTCACCGATGGCGTCATAGTATTCCCACGCCTCAGTCTGCCAGGAGTTTGCTCCTGCAAGACGACGTGAACGAAATTGCTCGGCCTCGCCCGTATCGTTTAGACGAATCTGCGCTGCGGCAGCAGTAAGGCCACGAGGATATGAGTATGGGACTGGTGTAGCAAAACCTGGAACGTTTGCAATAGAGCTAAGAGACAGAGAAGGAGAGTTAATAGCACGACGGACAGCTGCTGCTGATCTACGACGCCCCGCACGATTCTTATCGGGTTCGCGACTAAATACTGCCACCTGCTACTCCTTGTCCTGATTAACGGAATAGTTGGACATTACTTTTCCAACCATGCGGTTATAACTCCTGCGGCTGCTGATAGCGCAAAAACAGCGCATACGGCAGTCGTTGGTATAGGTACTATAATATAGGCAAGTATAACTAGTGATGAGATCCAAAATGACACACACCAATAACAGGTGAGTAGATACCCAATACCTCCGTCGGCTGGCTTAAACTTCTTCCAGACCTTCTTACGGAACTTGTCAAGGACTGTGTCCTCGATTACGAGACGGCTAGCACGGTAGACTGCAAGCGCTAGTATAACGAAGTTACCAAACGCGATTTCCATAGGTTATTCCTTTCATTCGGTTGGATCCTGACTTGAATACACGTGGCGATACGGATTCCACGAGCGCAAACGTGAACCACAACCGCAGTTCTCGTCCTTCTTGTAGGCAAGCATCTTGCCTGTTTCGGTGACTATGTATGAGTCCTCGGTCCTACTATCTGATTTGTGATGTTCGGTGTACCGTTCACGAAAAACAATCATCGGACCATCTTGACCATCTACGGCAACGATAACCGCCTCATCGGTGACAACGATACGTGTCTTTGTTACCTGATAGGCACCTGCGGTGATCGGCGCAGATGAAAGCTCTTGAACCGTATTAACGAGACCAGCCTGGGCAACTCCAACAAAGGCAGGAAACACATCATTCATTATTTTCATTTACCTAACCTTCTTGCCATTGCGCGATATGTAACACCTGCCACCTCGGCAAGTTCGCGAACTGGAACATTTGACTCGTAAAGACGAGTACAGATAATTGTAAGCTCATCGTTGGCAAGTGCTTGTGGAGAATTAGGTGTCATCTTAGAACGATAACGACGAGCCAGCGGAGACAACTGCTCGATACGAGTGCGATCTGCTCCACTAATTCCCGGAGAGACTGGACGTCGTGATACATAACCGCGAGGTCCTGTCTTAAGCTTAGGGGTTGGAATAGGAGAAGATATAGGAGAATGTTCATGATTACGTGCGACCCAAAACTTAACGGTAGATCTACGACGAACAGGATTACACGCGTTACCAATGCTTTGAAGAGACCAACCTGCCTCAAAGAGTTGTCTTACTCGGGTGTAGAACTCCTTATCAAATAAGGTAGAAAGAAGCTCGGCCTCAGACTCCGGTAGTGCCTGCTTACGAGCAGGACGGCGCTTCTCTTCCATAAGGTACACGATAACATGTAGTGTACACTAGCGAACTTTAAAAACACCGCCTGTTCGGTTGTTTGGAAGCTTACGATGCGCAAGTGAGCGCGCGGTGATCTTTCCACCAACGAAACCAGCAGGAGGTTTAATGAGGAGCGCAGTCAATGCGTGTACTAAAGCGTCAACGCGGTCTGGAGACTTACCTTCACCAGGAATCCATGAGATCATCTGGCTTTCAAGATCTGCAAGATAGCCTACGTGGTGAACACGACCTTGTTCATACGCGAGCGTAATTGGTTCTGCGCGTAGAGCCTTGCCGTGCTTGGAATGAACCTCAAGTACCTTAATACTTGGATCAATCGTGTTAATAGCATTGCGAACGAGCGCACCGCCTTGGTTAACCTCAGCAACTACAGGGCAACCCCACTTGCGTGCCATCTGCACAACCTTGTTTGCCCACACGTCAGGAGATCCATGAACAGTTGCGTCCTCGAGTACCCAGGAGTTACGCTTGTACAAATCGCGCTCGCCAGTTGATGCGCAAACAATGATACCGCACTCGTCTCGAGGATTCTCTGCAACCGAAGGGTCAACTGCGACAACGCGCAACGGTGTTCCCATTGGCAACGTAGTTTCTCTTGAACGGTCAATAAGATCTGGTGTCCACAACGCTCCCTCTACGTCCGAGAGCATCTCGCCGTATAGTTCCTGTTGCGCTAATCGCGTTCCTTCATACACGCCTTTGATGGCGTCAAGATACGCGGTGGATAGGTTTCCCTGGTTATCCATGGTTGAACCACGGGTAATGATTACCTTTCCAGTTTTTTGTGCCTCAGCCATTAGCTGATAAAGAAGAGGAACTCTCTTTGGAGTTGTAGTAACAACAATCTTAGGATTAGATCCAAGACGGGTACCAACACGAAGGTTATCAAACGCAGTCATACCTGCCGCGTCAGGAGTTTGACGCCAGGCGGCAACCTCGTCACCCCAGGCATGTGTAAATTGCGGACCACGAAGTGAATCCGGCTCATCTGCGGTGAAACATGTAGCCGTGTTTCCGTTAGGCCAGGTTAGTCTTCGCTTTGACGGTTCATATAGCGGGCGCTCGCTTGGAGGCGTCACGTTAATGATTCCGGACTCGCCTTCAACGATAACGTCACGAACGTCAGCAGCAGTACGAGCAACAAGCGCAAAACGTATTTGTCCCTTGTTTGTGTACTTTGCTTCTTCTCGTATCCACTCTGCGGCGGTACGCGTTTTACCTGCACCGCGGCCTGCAAGATAAAGCCAGATGTTCCAGTCATCGCCTTCAGGGCGTTGTTGTTCAGGACGACCCCAAAATGACCAGTCCCACTGTAAGCGCTCAGGATCAAATCCTTGAAGCGCTAACGCCTTTTGCTCTGGAGATAGTTTGGCAATTCTCTCTGCCATTGACTCTGCCATGTGACTACTCTATTCTGGTTTGAAAGCTGTTAGGCGATTCTCTTCTAGGATTGGATTGTACGCTTTTGATGCGCCAGTCTGCGGAGTCTTGTATCCGTAACGAACAAGTCGAAAACGAAGAGCGCCATGAGTAACACCGAGACGCTTTGCAAGACGATACAAGGTTACGCCCTCAACTGTATGAGCGTAGTTGACTAACCACGTGTATTCCTCAGCCTCCTTGCGGTAAGCCTTTCCATAGGAGCGCACCTGTTGTGCATACGGCTGAAGCTCAAGTAGACGCTTTAATGTTTCCTCAGACGGTTCAATAAACTTAGGTGAAACCTTCTCTGGATACTTTGGTGGCTCAGGAATTGGATAGCCACTTGCGGCGACACGAATTGCCTCGCCCATTGGAACTGCATGTGAGATCTGGCGCACGCGCTCACGGGTGAGTTGACCTACGACACACTTGCCGATAGAGTCAAGACTCCAGCCACGCTCGCGTAGAGCCTTTATGTAGGCGTTACGGTCAGCCTCTGCGGTGATCTGCTCAAACTGTGTATGAACCTCCTGTGGAAGCTCAAGGTTGGTTTTCATGTACTTTGTCATGTAGATATTATAACACGTTATTTTGCGCTTTAGAACCACGGCGGAATACTTATGTACTGAGGGGTAATAAATAGTACATTAAGGCTAATTGCCTTGGGCGTGAGAGAAGGATACGGTATAAGCGAGCGCTGCAGGCAAGTGTCTCGAGCATGTTGTTTGTGGATACTTAAGATTTTTCTTGGAAGAAGAAACAGGCAGGCACTACTGTTTTGTTAGTGCCTTGGTCCTTCAATGTCTAGGCAAGAACAGGCATGCTATTTTTCTTATGATTTTTAGGCACTTAGGACAGGCAGGTGCCTGTCTATAGTACTTGCGAGTAACTTAGAGTAGTTGTCTAGGTAATTGTCTATGTTACTTGTTAGTAACTTAGGTAGGTGAGCATCAGGCTAGCCTACAACTTCTGTGTAGGAACTAGGAAGCTAGCAGCTAGCAGCTAGCAGAGAGCTAGCAGACGTGTAGTTAGTAGGAAGCAGACAGAAATACCTACAGGCTAGGACAGGCAGGCTAGGTTCCTAACCTACAGGCGACTAGCCTACAGGCTGGGCTTACAGCCAGGGAAAAGCAAAAGGCCTGGCTGTTTGGCCAGGCCTCCTGCTGTTGTTAATGGTTATTCTGGGACAATGACCTTTACGTTTGGGTCGCCCTTGAAGATGCGCTTAAAGGTATCAGCGTCCATAAGACCTGTTACCTCGAGCCTATTATCTCCCTGGAATCCTTTTACAGCTTCCATGGTTAGCTCACCGTACCAGCCATCTCGATCTGAATCAGCCTCACCGTAACCCAGCTCCGTAAGGCGGCGCTGTAGGTGATGGACCGTAAGAGACTTACGTGCATACTTGTTCATATACACACAGGCGTCTAGACGGACCTCGTCCTGATCTCCAGTGCCTACCACGTGGGTAGCCACCGTATCCTCGACCCGTACCTTAGGAGCCTTAGCCTCTGGCTTTGGTTCAGGTTCAGGTTCTGGCTCAGGGGTTGGTTCTGGCTCAGGGGTTGGTTCTGGTGCCTTAGGCTCCTCGACTAGCGGCATAGGCGTATCCTCTACAGGAACGCCAGCTGCATAGGCTTGGTAGCCATCTTCGTTGATTTCATTTTCGCTCATGGTTGAAA